GCACTATCGCTTATACGGTAAACAATCTTGTTCCTAAGTCGCAGATTGAAAAGACAACTGTCGAACAACTTGAAGCAAAGATTGGATACAAGTTACGTTAAAATCCCTTTACTTTTGTTATGTTTTATAGTATATTAGTTTGAATGATGAGGGATTTTTATGAAGTTTTACACATGCGCACACCAATATGGTTCCAAGATTTTAACTCGAGGAATACATAATGGTGTGCGCTTCACCAAGCGAGCAGAGTTTTCTCCAACTCTGTATGTCAAGTCGAAAGAACCGAGCGAATATAAGTCTCTGTTCGGGGAAGATCTGCAACCTGTGCAGTTCTCAGATAACAATGAAGCAAAAGAATTTGTTCAGACCTATGGGCAGGTAGACAACTTCCCGATCTATGGTCAGACAAACTATGGGTATCAGTATATTACTCATACTTATCCTGGGGAAATTCAGTGGGATATTTCTCAACTTAATATTCAGACTATCGATATTGAAACGTCATCGGAACATGGGTTTCCTGATGTGCACAATCCTATCGAAGAAGTTCTCCTGCTCACGGTTAAGAATCTTATTACACGACAGATTATCACATTCGGTTGTGGCGAATTTGATGACAAGTGCGATGAGATTGTCAAACTCCGCGAGCAGGGTAACAAGTTTCTTTATGTCAAGTGCGATAATGAACGCGACTTGATTGAAACTTTCCTTCGTTGGTATAGTGACAATTATCCTGACATTATCACAGGTTGGAACTGCGACCTGTTCGATATTGCATATCTAATCTCTCGTGTTGAACGTTTGTTCTGTACCGAAGAAGATAACACAATGAAAAAGAAGTTCTCGCCATGGGGTCTTGTTCGTCGTAAGAACATGACTATCATGGGTCGCGAGCATATCTCGTATGATATTACTGGTGTCGCAATCATTGATTACATCGATCTCTACAAGAAGTTTACCTATGTTCGTCGGGAAAGTTATAAACTCGATTATATTGGTGAGGTAGAACTTGGTCTTAAGAAGATGGATAATCCATACGAGACTTTCCGTGAGTTCTACACCAAGGATTGGCAAAAGTTTGTAGAGTATAACGTTAGAGACGTTGAGATTGTTGATGCTCTTGAGCATAAGATGAAGTTGGTTGAACTGATTCTTACGATGGCATACGATGCTAAGTGTAACTTCAATGATGTTTTCTCTCAGGTTCGCACTTGGGATTGTATTATTTACAATCATCTGCACAATCAGAAGATTCAGATTCCTCAGAAGAAGGAATCAAAGGGACGTTCGATTGAAGGTGCGTTTGTAAAGCAACCCATACCTGGACAGTATGACTGGGTGGTTTCCTTTGACGCTACCTCGCTGTATCCATCAATTATTATGCAGTATAACCAGTCGCCTGAAACTTTTGTGCAAGGTGCTGTTAAAGATACCACGGTAAACGGGTTGTTGGAAAATCGATACGATCTTTCCGATCTAAATGATAATGACTATACCATGACTGCTAATGGTTACTGTTATACTCGAGACAAGCAAGGTAAGTTCCCTGAAATTGTTCAGAAGTTCTTCGACGATCGTCAGCGATACAAGAAACTGATGATTGCCGCACAGAAAGAGTATGAAGAAACGAAGAATCCCAAACTGCGGAATGACATCTCAAAGTATAACAACTTCCAGATGGCAAGAAAGATTCAGTTGAACTCACTGTTCGGTGCGTGGGGTAATGAATACTTCCGTTATTATGATGCGCGAATTGCTGAGGGGATCACGATGACTGGTCAGTATATCATTCGTAAGGTTGGCGAAGCATTAAACGAATATCTCAATAAGGTTGTTGGCACAAATGGATATGACTACTCTTTCTACTCTGATACTGACTCTTGCTATATTTCCCTGGAGCCTCTTGTTAGTAAGTTTTATCCTGGTATGGACCGCGACAAACTCATTGGCGTTCTCGATAAAATCTGCGAAGAGAAAATCACAGAGGCAATCAACAAGAGTTGTGATCAACTTGCAGACTACACGAACGCATTTCAAAAGAAAATTATATTCAAACGTGAGGCAATCGCGGAACGTGGTCTATGGGTTGCGAAGAAAAGGTATGCACTCAACGTCTACGATAACGAAGGTGTTCGATATAAAGATCCCAAACTCAAAGTCATGGGTCTTGAGATTGTTCGTTCCTCTACTCCAGCGCCTGTCCGCGAGAGCCTCAAAGAAGCAGTGAGGTTGGCGCTGACCACAGATGAGAAAACTCTGCAGGGATTCATTCAACATACTCGTATGTTGTTTAACAAGTTTGAACCAGAGGAAATCGCATTCCCTCGTGGTGTTAATGGACTACTAAAGTATACTTCTACTGCAGATATCTATGCTAAAGGAACACCGATGCATGTTCGAGGTGCGTTGATGTATAACCACCTGCTGCGTAAGAATAATCTAGATAAAACACATGAAGTAATCCAAGAAGGCGAGAAGATTAAGTTCCTATATTTGAAGGAACCCAATCATATCCGTGAAAATTGTATCGCTTTTATCGGAAAGATTCCAAAAGAACTTGACATTCATAAGTATATAGATTATAATACAATGTTCGAGAAGAGTTTCTTGGAACCAATTAAACAAATTATTGAAGGTCTTGGTTGGAAAACCGAAGAGACCGCAACACTGGAGGATTTATTTGGATGAGTAATGCACTAATTGATAAGATTAAAAAGAACAGCACGATTAAAGAGACTAACGTTCTCTCTAAGAGTAAGTTGTTCAGTACGAAGGATCTGATCCAGACATCAGTTCCTGCGTTGAATGTTGCCCTGTCTGGTAAACTGGATGGTGGTTTGACTCCTGGTCTAACTGTCTTTGCTGGTCCGTCGAAGCACTTCAAGACAGCGTTTGCTATGATGTTGGTTAAGAGTTTCCAAACTAAGTATCCTGATGGTGCTATTCTGTTCTATGACTCAGAGTTTGGTGCGCCACAATCATACTTCGAGAACTTTGGAATTAATACTGACTATGTAATTCACACACCAATCACTGACATTGAGCAGTTGAAGCATGATGTCATGCAACAGATCAACCAGTTCGAACGTGGCGATAACGTCATGATTGTTGTTGACTCTGTTGGTAACTTGGCGTCTAAGAAGGAAGTTGATGATGCTCTGGACGGTAAGTCTGTTGCAGATATGACTCGCGCCAAGCAGATGAAGTCGCTGTTCCGTATGATCACACCGCACCTTACTATCAAGGATATTCCTATGGTCGTGGTCAATCATACTTACATGGAAATTGGTATGTTCCCCAAGGCAATCGTGTCGGGCGGAACTGGTATCTACTATTCCGCAGATAACATCTTCATCATTGGTCGCCAGCAAGAGAAGTCTGGTACTGAGGTAGTTGGGTATAACTTTATCATCAACGTCGAGAAGTCTCGTTACGTTCGCGAGAAGTCAAAGATCCCGATTGAAGTTACCTTCGAAGGTGGTATCAGTAAGTGGTCTGGTCTACTTGACATTGCTCTAGAATCAGGTCACGTAACAAAACCTTCTAATGGTTGGTACCAAAAGACTGGTGAAGAAAAGAAGTATCGCCTAAATGATACTTACACTAAAGAATTCTGGATGCCAGTGCTGACTGATCCTACCTTTGGTGAGTGGATTGAGAAGCGGTATCGCATGGCAGGTGGACAAATGATGGAGGGTGATAATGTTGACGTATCTGATGAGGATATTTCAGAAGAATACGAAAACTTGTGAGCAGTGCGGGTGCAGTATCAATCCTAAGAAAGATCCTGCACTCTGCTTACATGGCGAAGAAAATGGTATTCCATTTGAGACATACATTTGTGAACCATGCTGTGAAAAGATTTGCGCTGAATATGACCCAGAATTTGAGGATGTGAATGTTGCAGAAGAAGATTGAAACTATAATTCTCAGTAAATTATTTTCGGATGAAGATTATACTCGGAAGATTATTCCGTTTATGAAACCAGAATACTTTCACGACTCATCCGATCGTAAACTGTTTGGTTACATTGATGCATTTATTAACAAGTATAATTCTCTACCAACAATAGAGGCGATTGATATTGCAGTCCAGAATGACAAGACAGTAAACGAGCGAGAGTATAAAGATATTAATGAGACTCTTACTAAACTCGATGCTGAACTTGAAGTAAATAACAAGTGGTTACTCGAAGAAACTGAGAAGTTCTGTAAGGACAAGGCAGTTTATAATGCAATCATGCATTCAATTAAGATTATTGATGGTGAAGATAAAGCACAGTCGCAGGATGGTATTCCTTCTATTCTACAGGAAGCATTGAGTGTGTGCTTCGACAATAACGTTGGGCACGATTATCTTGACAACTCTGACTCTCGTTTCGAATTCTATCATCGCGAAGAAAACAAGTTACCATTCGATCTTGACATGTTCAACAAGATTACAGGTGGTGGTCTGCCAAACAAGACCCTAAACATCTGTCTTGCTGGTACTGGTGTTGGTAAGTCTCTGTTTATGTGTCATATGGCATCAGGTGTTCTTGCACAGGGTAAGAATGTTCTGTATATCACACTCGAAATGGCAGAAGAGCGTATCGCTGAACGAATCGATGCGAACATGATGAACGTGAACATTGGGGAGTTGAAGGATCTTTCTAAGTCCATGTTTGACAATCGGATTGATAAGATCCGTAAAAAGACTGAGGGTAAGTTGATTGTCAAGGAATATCCTACTGCATCTGCACACGTTGGGCACTTCAAGGCATTGCTAAACGAACTAATGTTGAAACGCAACTTCCGACCTGACATTATCTTTATTGACTACCTAAATATTTGTGCTTCTAGTCGGTTTAAACCAGGAGCGGGTGTAAACTCTTATACATATGTGAAGGCGATTGCTGAAGAACTACGTGGATTTGCTGTTGAGTTTGATCTACCAGTTGTTTCAGCAACCCAAACAACTCGTGGTGGTTATGCCAACAGTGATGTAGAACTTACGGATACTTCAGAATCGTTTGGTCTGCCTGCTACTGCTGACTTGATGTTTGCTCTCATCTCGACGGAAGAACTCGAGAAGATGGGGCAGTTGATGGTGAAGCAGTTGAAGAATAGATATAATGATCCTGCTATTAACAAAAGGTTCATGGTTGGTATTGACCGTGGTAAGATGAAACTGTATGATGTTGAAGCGTCTGCGCAAGAAGGCATCACAGATTCTGGTCAAGAAGATATTCCTGTGTTTGAAAGAACACAGATAGGAGCAAGAATGAGGGACTTTTCTAAGTTTGACTTTTGATGAATTTTATAGAAGCATATCCTGACTTACTGTCACTCGATGTTTGCGCAGAAACTTGCACAACAATGGACGAAATCATTTCTCGACCAGATCCTGGATCTGCATGTATTCTTTCTGATGATGCATCTAGAACTGACTGGAATCTGTTCAATGGAAGATATGGTTCGTTAAAGCAGTGCGAAGAAGCAATCATTAATTCTGTTATGATTGCTTGGAGAAAATACAACAAGCAGTATAATGTCACAGGCAGATCTTTCCTTGAGATTTTTACTCCTGGTTGGAAAATGCAACGATCGGAAACTGGTGGAGGATTTCATCGCTGGCACTACGAACAGGGTTCTGGTAACAATCGTTCACGATTCGCTGTCTGGATGATATATCTTAATGATGTTGAGACAGGTGGCAAGACTGAATTTAAATTTCAGGATGTATCATATACTCCAACAGCAGGAACAGTTGTGATATGGCCTGCCGCATATACTCACGTTCATCGTGCAGCAAAAGATTTGGTTGGCAATAAATACATTGCAACTGGATGGTTCGAATATCCTGAACGATTAGATATTAAATAAAAACCCTTGACAAATATACCATTCTATAGTATAAAAGAAATTGAAATTGGTGCCATAGCTCAGCTGGATAGAGCAAGAGCCTTCTAAGCTCTAGGTCGTAGGTTCGAACCCTACTGGCATCGCCACTTTATAAGGAACTGAAATGACTGAACAAACTGAAACTCCTGAACTTACTCTCAAGTTGGTTGTCACTACAATGATCTGGGCAAATTCTGCTACAGAAGAAATGCCCCTTTGGAAAACCGTCGGCGGTAAGGAATATATCGTTGCTCGTTTCGACCACGAACCATCTCTAGATGAGATTGGTCGTGCTTGTGAGGGTAAGCGTCATCTGATTGAAACTCATACTAAGCAGTTCCATGAAACTCTTTCTGGTTGGCAACTGTATCTTGATCAGAACATCACTCACAATGAGTATCTTCAGTATAGTCTCACTGAGCAGGTAGAATTTCCTGCTATCGATCTTACTGAGATTGATGCGTCGGAAGAACTAAGACAGATTGTCGGTGAATAAACTAACACTAATTCAAACTTACTACAACGAACCAGAAGATCTGCAGAGATGTATTGATCAGTGGAACCACATTACATCTGATATCGAAATCATCCTTGTGGATGATGGATCTATAAAACTCCCTGCTGCTGATGTTATCGCGAAAAATAAAATTCGCGATAACATCAGTTTTTCTTTATATAGAGTTACAGAGGATATTGGATTTAACAGTCATGGTTGTAGGAATCTTGCTGCTAAAGTTGCAGAAGGTGATTGGTTATTGTTTATCGATATTGATCATACAATTAATCCTGGAGATGTCGATAAATTAGTTAATGATACAGTTTTAGAATCATATTCTTGGTATAAACTCAATACTTACTATAGAGATCCAGCAAAAAAAAGTTTAACACTAAATCAGTATGTCGTAGATCCTACGCTCTACTGGGATGCTGGTGGATACAATGAATCATATGTAAGATTTCATATGGGAGATAGAGAGTTTTTGCAAAAACTTGAAGACCTTTCTCCAGAAAAAGTACTTGACTCTTTTACTATTCAGTGTCATCGAGGTGGTAGAAAAGGTATCATCGATGAAACACTTCGTGGTCCTGTTTATGACAATGAAAAAATGGTTTTCTACACTGCAAGATTCGATAAAGAAAAAATAGTCCAGATTGAAACCATATTGAATTTCGAATGGGAAAAACTAATTTAGAGTGCAAAATATGAACAACATTACTATTATTCAAACATATTATAATGATGATTATTTTCTGGAAAAAGCAATAGAACAATGGAATAGTTACACTGTTCCTGTGTCGATTATTTTAATCGACGATGCGTCTAGAAAGCGTCCTGCATTTGATGTGATGAAACAGAGTACATTTAATACTAATGTTTCTTTGTATGTTATCGATGAAGATATCGGATTTAATAGTCATGGTTGTAGAAATCTTGGGGCAGCAGTTGCAAAAACTGAGTGGATGATTTTTCTTGACATCGATCATTTTGTTACTGTCGAAGATCTCGAAAAATTATATAAGATGGATTTAAAACCCGACCACTGGTATAGTTTTTGCACGCGACATAATAATTTCTTCATGTCATCCGAGAAACCATCTAATACTTTTATGTGCAACAAAACTATGTATGAAAAGAGTGGTGGTTATGATGAGTCTTATACTCCATTTCACTACGGCGATCGCGAATTCTTGGAAATAATGGAATCTAATTTCTCTCGAATACCATTGCCAGATATTGAAATACAATGCATTCGTGGTGGTAGAAAAACAATTATTGATCATACGTTATCAAAACCTGTATATGATAACGAAAAGTATATTATGTATACTCCACCATTTGATAAAACCAAGATACAATATCATGACAAGCGTCTGAACTTCACTTGGAAAAAGTTGATTTAATAAATAAAACCGTGGTAATCCTATCAATTACCAACGGAACACCCGAAGTATTTTCATTCTCTTCGCGAGAAAACATAACCACTAAACGGAGTCTTGATAGGACAATTTTATTATAAATATGAGAGATACCTTGGTTTGATAAGGAATATTAATGTTATCTTTTATAGAATATCTCTCTGAACAAAAGAAACCTGCTGCTGGGATTCAACATATTGAACACCCGTCGGATAGGTCATTTGACAATAAAGATGCTGCACACCATGCGCTAGAGACGCTACGAGGTGTTGCTGCTGGAAAGACTCCAATCACTCGCAAGATTGACGACCGCATGTCGTTTCACGCCATCCGCACCCCAGAAGGTAAGGTTGGCGTAAAGTATAAGGGACCAGGAGCACACTATAATTTCTCAGCATCAGATATTGACAAACAACATGGGCACAAACCATATCTAGTTGGTCCAATGAAAGCACTGCATAAACATCTCGGTAAGGTTCTACCGAAACATGCTGGCGAATATCAGGGTGGGTATATGAGTGAACCTCATACTCGCGAAGTAAAAGATGGACATATTTCACATACTCCTAATACCATCGAATATCATACGCCTGTCTCCAGTGAGGAAGGGCAGAAACTTCACAAGTCAAAGGTGAGTATGACTGTTCACACCGAACTAAAGGGTGAACATAAAACAGCACATCCAATTACTGATACCAAAGGATTTGGGTCGCACCCTGATGTTCACATGGTTCAGCACTTGGTAGCGCCACATGAGCGCAATCTTTCACATGAAGTAAAGACATCTGCCCAGCATCATTTAGATCAGGCAGAGAAAATGATGAAGGATCATACATACCATCATCTCGATGGTCATGAAATCACTGCTCGTTCTTATATCAATAAGACAGTTACTAGCGAAGAGAAACCAACTGTTGCTGGATATAAGAAGCATCTTGAAGCAGTGCATCAAAAGAAAATTGATGCAGTTAAAACTGCTGCTGCGAAAGAACGCAAGACTGCTACAATGAATGCAGATATTGCACATGTTGCTAAGAACAAAGAACACTTTGCTAAGTCGTTTGAAATTCACCATCACCTACAACAAGCAACCAATCATCTTGCTCGTGGTCTCGACGCAGCAGGTGGCGGTGGTTTCCATACAAAGATCAGTGGTAAGGCAGCAGGTGGTGAAGGTTATGTTGCCAACGGACTAAAGGTTGTTGACCGCGAAGGATTCTCGAAAGCGAATCGTGAACGCAGCGCAATTCTGAGAGCAGGCAAGGGCAAGAAATGAGCGAAGTCCATCACCACATTACACAGGGGAGAATGAACCCTCCTACTGTTGGTCATGAGGCAGTCGTCAATCAGGTTCGTAAAGCAGCAGGTGAACATGGTCACACTATCATTCTGACTGGTAGTCACGATGCTAAGAAGAATCCTCTGACTCCTGAACAAAAGTTAAAACATGCCAAGCGTGCATTTCCTGGGGCAAACGTTAAACTTGCCACCAAAGAATCTCCGACAATGCTTCACCATCTTTCGAATCTACACAAGTCGGGTGTGACACACCTTCACTTGCACGTGGGTTCCGATCGTGCGCATGAATTCCATACGCTGATCCATAAATATAATGGTGTTGAAGGTAGACATGGTCACTTCAACTTCAAAGGTATCAAGATCCACAAGGTGGGTGGCGAACGTTCTGACGCAGATACTGGAGTCGGTGGTGCATCTGCTACCAAGATGCGCCATCATGCCGCTGCTGGTAACGAAAAAGAATTTCATAAGATGGCACCAAGTGCCATGTCAACAAAGCATAAGCACGAACTCTATAAAGATGTTCGCCATGGTATGGGTCTCCATGAGGCAATATCCTTTAAACAGTTTCTAGGAATCTAAGATGGCACAGATTAGAGTTAATGACGAATTCTATGAGACCCAAGGTCTTGTAACATCAGATGGTGAATTAGTAACTACTGCAAATCCTCTGCCAGTCACAATGTCGCAAGGCGGTTCTGGTCTATCAGAAAACAGCACCTTCGGATTGAACGTTGCTCGTGGTTTACTACCAGGAATGTCGGGCGTTTTTAAGACAGGTGTTAATTCTGCATTTGGAAATGGAACCGAAGAAAGTTTTTGGACGCACTCTGAATTATATCCGTGGTCTAGTTGGGGAGCAGGTGGAACATTAAGTTGTTATAGTTCTTCTGCTAGTGACACCGGAACTCTTATAATCAGTGGATTGAATTCCACTACTTGGGCAACACAGACTGAAACAATAACTTTAACTGGCACAACTCCAGTAGTTACCACACAATCATTCATTCGCATTAATTCTGTTAGATATAATAGTAGTTCTACTACCAATGCTGGCGAAATACATTTGGCAAGAAATGGTGCAACTGTAGGTCATATCGCTGCTGGAAGTGGGGTTGCTCAAAATGCGCAATATACTGTTCCTGCTGGATACACTGCATATGTATTACAGGGAACTGCCAATATTGGTAAGGGGCAGGACGGAACAGGATATTTTATGTATAGATTGTATGGTGGATCATTCAATCGCGCCATGACATTCTTGCTATATCAATCAACTTTTGACTATACGTTTGCTGTTCCTCTACAACTACCAGAAAAAACAGACCTTGATGTCACACTGATTGCGGCAAACTCTGGTACTGCAGCATCTTGTGAATATAGTATTCTATTAATAGCAAATTAAGGAAACTGATATGGGCGGACTACTAACATACCTTAAAGATATGATGTCAGACGGTGGTAATCCATCGACCAAACGTATGGTCGCAGTTGTTTCTACAATTCTTATTGCTGTTGGTTACATTGCCAATTTGTTCTGGGACTACACAATCGAGGAGTTTATCTTCAACGGTGTGATGTATATTGTCATCGGTACTCTTGGTATTACTGGAGTTGAGAAGTTCGCTCCAAAGAAACCAACGAAAAATCCAGAAGAATAAATATAGGAAAAGGAAAATGATATGTTCGGTATGATCCCTCTACCATATAAGTTACTGGCAGGCGCTGCCTTAATACTTGGTGTATTTGTATTTGGTTACATGAAGGGATCTGCTTATGCCGAAGCAGAACTGCAACGATTTGCTGCTAAGAATGCAACATTAACTGCAGATATGGAAAAGAAAAATTCAGAGATTTCTACACAAGTAGTAACTCAATATGTTGACCGTGTAAATACAATTAGGGAAAAAGAATATGTCTACCGCGATGTCGCCAAAACTGTTGTGCCTTCTCAGTCTGTCCTTTCTAATGGTTGGGTGTTCACGCACGACATTAGTGCCACAGGCAGTAATGCCGACGCCACCAGAAGTTCTGATGCGTCCCCCTCAGGTATTAAAGACAATGAAGCCCTCTTCACCATCATCGGAAACTACAGTACCTGCATGCAAAACGCAGAACAACTTAGAAATCTGCAGCAATGGATCAACGACAATCGACAGTCCATCGAAGAGTTAAATAAGAAGGCAAAGAAATGAACGAAGATCTAAGAACTTGGTTTCGCCAGAAGTGGGTGCGAATGGACACCAAAGGCAAGATCAAGGGACCATGTGCTAGAGAGGATGGCGAGGGTAAACCTAAATGCCTACCTGCTGCCAAGGCAAGATCGATGTCAAAGCAAGATAGAGCAACTGCTGCTCGTAGAAAAAGAAGAGAAGATCCAGTTGCTGATCGTAAAGGAAAGGGAAATAAACCTGTCATGGTAAACACGGAAGAATTTATGATGGAGGGGAATGAACCTACTAATCCATCTTTATGGTCAAAAGCAAAGTCTTTGGCGAAACAGAAGTTTGACGTTTATCCATCAGCATATGCTAATGGTTGGGCAGCAAAGTATTACAAGTCTAAGGGTGGTGGATGGAAGTCTGTCAGCGAAGAATCGGTCGACGAGGCATGCTGGAAGGGATACAAGCGTGTCGGCATGAAGAAAAAGGGCGACAGAATGGTTCCTAACTGCGTACCTGAAGCAACAGATATTATTGCAAAGGCAAAGGCAAAGATTGCTGAAGCGGCAAAAGAACACTATCCTAGAGAGGGATTCCCAGAAGAAGGTGACTATGGTTATCACCCAAATCCTGGTCTGAAACCGCAAGAGAGCGATAGTGACGAAGATATGGATATTGCATACAAGAAAGCAACTGAGAAAGAGGGTCGCCGACCATTGAATGCAAAGATTACTGAAGGTGAAGATATGCCATGGCATGAAGATCCAAAGAATCCAACTCGTAAGACTGGTGAACGCAAGGATCAATACGGTAACAAGGTAAAGAATGTTGCTAAGCATCTCGCTAAGAAGGCGATGAAGGCATACGAAGAAACTGAAATTGACGAAGGCGTGACCAATCCAGAAATCAAGAAAGCATATGCTAATCTTCTAAAAACTCCTGGTGGTTCTCCCGAGCGCAAATCTGCTATCCGTCGTTACAAGAGTCTTCGTCAGAATGCTGTCAAGGAAGCGGCAGAACTCGAAGAAAAGTGGATGGTGAAGAAGGGAACCGAAGTTGTTTCCACTCACAAGACCAAGGACGAAGCAGATGTCAAGGCAATGAAGCATCCTCTCTATAAGGTTTATGCCAAGGAAGAAACTGAGCACGATAACTGTGGCACACCTGACTGCTGCGGCGAATGTGATACAGCAATCGAAGAAGCATATGGCATGTGGAAGGTGGACTTCCCTAAGCAACATGCTGGTAAGGCAGTTGCTGCTGGTTCGGTTCACGTCAAGGCACAGAACACTGCTCATGCTCACAAGGTTGCAGCAAAGCGTGTCGGCGTTGATCATAAGGCGTTCAAGTCGAAGGTTACTAAGTCAAGCATTCTCCCTGAAGATTTAGAACTAGAAGAAAACTATGCTGATAGAAATGCAGGTAAAGGTGCTGCTTGGCTTGATAAGTTCCGTGGCGGTGGACATAACATCAAGCGTCAAAGATTGGCAAAAGAACGTTATAAACAAACTGGTGTAGTCCCAGGATCTAAAACTTCTACTGATGATGCAGTTGCTGCATTCATGGCAAAGAATAAAGTAAAGAAGTTCGACACCAAAGGCAACGTCAAAGAAGAACTCGGCAAGGACAACGAATGGGGTCGCCCAGAACTACGCAAGAAGTTTGCTGCTATGACTCCAGGTCAAGAGTCTATGGCAGCGGATAAGATCCCTTCATTCGATCCACGTTACGATGATGTAACTACTCAATACTGCGGTGGTATCAGAGAAGGTTATCTTGCTGAGATTTCTGCTAAGGGTGCAGAGGCACGTGCTAAATTCCAAGCAAAGGTTCAAAAGGTTCTCAACGATCCTGCCAGAATCTCAAAGGCAAAGAAAACACTTGCTAAGAAAGCAAAGATCGAGAAAGAAAAAGAACCACCGCATCTTGTAATGCAACTGCGCAAGGCAGTAAGCATCGGGTCAAAGGTTCACTTCCAAGACGGTAAGCATCACACGATTGCTCCTAACCATGCTGATGTATTCATGAACAAGTATAACTCTGCCAAGTCTTCTATTGAAAAGGAAGCACTGCAGAAGCGTGCTCATAAATCTCACTCAGAATTTATGAAGGTTATTGCTGAAGAAGTTGAAACTCCGCAAGGCAATGGTCCAGAGTATGATACTCACAAGGGTAATGGCGGTCATATTGGAACTGTCGAAGCATCGCATGAAGATATGCGTTTCGGGGATGTTGATAGTGACGAACTATATGCAGAACTCGAGAAAGATGTAGACAACCTAGGATGGGAAGATATCGTCGATCTATACGAACCAGAAGAAATCGAATATGAAGACGAGGATGAAGGCGAAGAAGAATGTGGATGTGATGAAATGTCAGAAGCAATCACGCCTGCTGGTCGCCTGAAGAAAAAGTTTAATGCGATGCGCACAAAAAGTCGTCGTATGATGGCAAGAAACATTGCAATTAAGCGTGTCTCGACACCAGAAAAGATTAAGTCTCGTTCAGTTCGTGCTGCTCGTCGTATGGTTTACAAGAGACTACTTCGCAACCGCGATATCTCTACTGTTTCGGCAGCAGAAAAGACAAGACTCGAAGCGCAAGTAAAGCGTATGGCACCAATGGTTGCCCGTCTTTCAGTAAGAGTTATGCCACAGGTTCGTAAACTCGAGCAGTCGAGAATTAAGAACAGCAGAATGAGAAAGAAGAAATAAGATGCTATCATTCAAAGAATTCATTTCAGAAGAACTCGTCGACGAAGCAGCAGTTG